CAGGTTTCCAGCACTCGCACCGTTTACTCGAACAACCTGCCCGCGAGTGATTGTCGACCCTGTGGTGTTGCGCCCCAGCACGTGACTGTCGACTCCAAGCAATGCGTTGACCGATCCAGCGCCGATACCAAGGTCAATCGTCTGATTGGTCGTATCCCAGACCATCTTTGCCAACCCAACCGTTCCACCAGCAGTGTTAAATGTTAGGCTCTTGAGCCCGCTCATCTCCTGAGTGTCGCTCAACGTGACTGAGCTGTTCTTAATGAGCTGGCCAGTGGTCCCATCCCAGCGGACTAAAGCATTGTTAGTCGTCGGAGAGGCAGGACCGGAAACGTTTCCACCACCAGAGCCTCCAGTTGCCGAGATGGTGATCGTATCGGTCGATGCATCAGCCGTGATGCTGACGTTGGTTCCAGCAACCAGAGTCAGTGTGTCAGAGGTGCTGTCAGCAACCAGAGACTGACCACCTGCAGCAATGGTGGAGAAGATGTTTTGGTCACCACTGTTGGTGCCGCTAAGGGTTCCGGAAGCGCCGTCAGAGATCGTGATTCCAGAAGTCTTAAGCGTGGATCCGCCAGTGCCATCAGCCCTCAGGATAGCGTTGTTCGTGGATCCAGTGTTACCCCCGATTCCACCGCCACCTCCACCACCGCCAGCGTATAGCTCCGTGAAGTTGTCGTTGCACTTGTCAAACGCTGTCCGCAGCGGATCACCAGTACCGTCATTTGCAGTTGTGCCGATGTTGATGATCTGCTGTGCCATACGTCAGTACTTCTTGCTGAACTTAGTGTTGGTTGGCGCGTATCCGAACTGCAACTTGGTTCCCCCGCATTTGACGCGCACCTCTGGGTTGTCTCGCTCAATTTCGTTCAGAAACTGATTGTCCCGCCAGCAATCATACCCGTATTGCTGACCCCATTTGTGATACAGTGTTGGATCCACGCGCATGCGAAGACGTCCAATTCCTTCGATAGAGCGAAATTCATGCTTCGTGTTTGCCTTGGCAATGCGTTTCTGCTCAATCGTGGCGTCTACAATTTCTTTACTGGCTCCGGTTCGGAATTCCTCAATAACAGCCTTCTTGATATGTCCCGGAAGAGCTTCGACTGCGTTGACGAGTAGGTTAGAGGCAATGGATTGCATGTGTGTTTAGTAAAAAGGGGGCCACCAGTTATAAGCTGATGACCCCCTGTTGAGTTTGAATTGATTACGACGCGCCGTTGAACATGCCGAAGCCGTTCGGGTTCTTCACCACGAGACCGGCAATAGCCTGAATTGCGCGAGCCGGGCCGCCACCAGCATTGGGAAGCTCGATCACCTCGGGCAGCTTGGCATAACGAATTTCAACCATGTCCATGGGGATGACATATCCCTTGTACGCCTGAGCGGAAAGTGCAGCGACATTCTTACCGCCGATCCACACCGTCGGGTGAAGGGTGAGCGTGCCAAAGTCACCAGTAAAAATATCAATGGAGGACTTGAACGTATCAGAAGAAATCTCCTGATTGAACGTACGCACAGTGCTTTGAGTGTACGTGTTGGTCGTGCCAGCACCGTTGATGATGCTGCCGCCGCCAGCGGTCAGATTGGTGAACGCACGCTTGAGCGTAGTTCCAACCAAACAGTCATAGTTGCGGAACACGCCGGTAGCGCCGTAGACAGCGGTCAGCACGTTCTGAGCAGTGGCTTCAACGAAGTTGGCGGTGGTGGTGGTATCGACAGCACCGGAAGCCGGAGCGAAAGCTGAACCAGAAGCAAGAGCGCCAATGTTGGAGGCGTTGGTAGCGGTCAGCCAGTTACCCAGCGAGCCAGTGAGATACGGATTGGTTCCGTTATCAGCCTGCGCCGCCTGATTGGTGCAGGTGAAGGTCGCCTCCATAGAGCGTTTCAGCTCAATAAGTTTCTTAGCAATGCCGTTGGCAAGCTCCGTGGCAACACCAGCAACATTCTGGGTCTCGGCATAGAAACCAATACGCAGATCATTGCGGAACGCCTGAGCGTAGTTATACAACCGGGTACGGTTAGGAACCGGGTTGGAGGCGCTAGAAACGGTCACATCAGTACCGTCAACAACACCAGCAAGAGTGGGGCTGGCATAGTTGTCGACCTGCCAAGAGAACGTAGAGTTACCGAGATCCTTGCCCTTGGGGGCCATGGACACAAACGGAGTGCTCTTGGCGTCAACGATAGCAATGTAATCCGCGAGATCCTCGCGAACACCGACTTGGGGACTAGAAACAAGCAGTGGCATGGTATTTCCTTATTTTAAAAGTGTTTTTTCCAACAACGCGGACAGTTCGGCCTGACTTCCTGTTCGCATGAACTTCTGCCTCGCAGCTTGAGCATCAGATTCTGACTTTTCGACGCGGATTGGACTAGCCTTAGGCGCTGCAGGCTGTTTCGGAGCAACCTTTACTGGTGCTTTCACTGCCTTTACGCCTTTCTCTCGTTCCAATCGCATCTTACGCCCTTCTAGAAAGTCACCGATTGCAATCTGATAATCAGGAAACGAAGCGAGCTGTGGCATTTGCCGCAATACCTGCTGCGCTTCTGAATACGTCTGATTGCTACGGTCTTTCCACCAAGGATATGCAGCCTCAGCAACTGGCTTGACCTGCTTGTAAGTGCTTAGGAATTGATGCCTCGATGGAATATGAACATCCAAAGCATCCTCGACTCTTCGCCGAATCGCTTTGATTTCATCCGCCGAGTATTCTTTTCCAGCAACTTCGCACCCGTCCGCATTGTCTTCACACCAACGCTTCAAATCTCGGGCTTTGCGATACTCATCACTGAGCTTTGCATCGTCCCAGACATCAGCGAAGGGATTGTCCGCTGCGACAGGCGCAACAGGGGGTGCCTGCTGCAAGGCTTCCAGTTTCGTCTGCGCTTCTGCTAGTTCCCGCTCCAAGGCTTCCGCTTTAGCAGTGGCTTCCTTGCGTTGGGCAACCAGCTTGTTAATGCGCTTCTGAACACTGGTCTCCTCTTCTGGCTCTTGCTGCGGGGCAGTTTCCTGCTCCGAGGACTCATCCACGGTCGTCTCTTCACCGTCTTCAGCGGTCTCGGACGCTGACTCCTCGGCAACCGGCTCATCTGCACTCGCAGCGGCTGGTTCCTGTTCCTCGACTTTTGCCTCTGGAGCGGAAAACCGATCCTTCAGCAGTTTTGCCAACGCCAGCTCGTCGAAGGTGAGCGGGTTGATCTTTTCAGCCGTGTTGGTTTGCGGTGTCGCTTCCGCACTTTCAGTAGTTGTTGTTTCCATGCTGTTTTAGCCCTGCAAGTTGGGCATCTGCATCAGGGTTTAACGCTAAACCCAGAAAGCTGTAGCCCTCATGGGCTAAGTTATCGCTAACGTCAATCAATTATTCTTGGGGAGCTTCCAACTTCAGACCCATCTCCACGAGGAACGAGCGTGCATCCGATAGAGCAGCCGCCCTTCCGCAGTTGTACGCCCTCGCCTCCGGAGTCAGTGCCGAATTAATTGCTGCGGACACCTCGTCAGCAATCAATTCACTCAGCACCTGACGCAACGCCTTCACAACCGGCTCATGTTCTCCGGATCCAGAGAACGCCATCCTCAACTGCTCTTCAGTCATACGCATCAGTCTCGGTCAGTTGCGGTTGGCATGCTTCCCGGCTGAACCCCAAGCCTTCCAGTGATGGCATTCTGCTGTTGCTGGATACTGAACTGCAGATTTTCAACATACTTCTGCAGATTGGCTTGGAACAACGGATCCTGTTGAGCCTGCTGCTGGTATTTCGGGTTCGCCTGCAGGATTTGCTGCGCGAAATTGAGCCTAGCCTGAGCCGTAGGATCGTTTTCGCGGAGCTTCGGAGGATTGCCAAGGCTCATCAGGCCAAGTTCGTCATTGGTCTCGTCGAACATCTTCTGCGATGCCGGTCCAGCCTGCATGATAAGCTCATTTGCAAGCGTCGGATCAATCGCACGCAGGGCTAGACCAACCAATTTGCTACGATCCACCACGCCAACGCTGTCCAGAGGCAACACGAGGCTCGAAAGTGCCTTGAGTTTCTCGGTCACAAGATCGGTCTGAAGCTCACGAACGTCGAATTTCAGGCTGACATCGAAATTCTGGATGTCGGTGCTCAAGGGCACGTTGCTGCCGGTGATGCGAGCCACCTCTTCCGGCCCCGTATACTGCAATGTGAGGCTCAAAACCTGTCGGAAAGCCTCGGTCCAACCATGCAGCCAGTTGTTCACGATCCGTTGCTGCCGCATCTGGGTTACAGCGGGAGGCACTTTCTCAGTCGGACGACCAAAGTACCGATCCACTTGCGCTTCGATGGATGCAATCAAGTTGAACGCCACGCTCGGCTCACGCGCAGGCGGCTGCATGAACGAGATTTCACCCGGACGCAGCACCGGAATTTGAACCGCAGGCCCAAGGCGCAGGTTTCCGCCACGAGTCTTAGGAACTTGGATAGGCGGAATCGTGTTGAGGCTCGTATAATCGAAGATCGAATCTCGCTGAGCCTTGATCTCATTCTGCCAAGTCATGCAAATCTCTGGAACACCCCGAGATTCCATGATCTTCCTATGAATGATTTCACTGCGCCATACCACAAATGGGTATTGGCCGTGCTCATAGTCGATTAGCTCAAACTTACCCCAAGAATCACCGACACCCGGGCAAAATACTGTGCAGTAAACTCCCGGAACACCGTCTTCATTGAGTGCCTTCTGATAAGCGTAAACCACCTCAATGAGATTTGTGCGATCCAATAGGGCATTGTTCGTAAGCCCCATTGTGTAAGTATAATCGCTGAAGTTGCTGAACTGGCCACGCGTAGAGATTGCTTCCTTGGCCCACTCCTCATCCCACTCGTCCGTTTCAACGTGCTGCATGAGGTCGATCTCGGTCATGTAGCAACGGCGGAATACCACACGCGCAGACTGGATGTCGGTAGTCTCAGGCGGAAAAGCCAGTTCGTCCCAAGGACAAAGAGCAGCCACCGAAGGCGCATTCTTCACCATGGTCGGCACTGGGAAATCGCACTCTCCCTCTTCACGCAGCTCCTTGACGCACTCCAGAGCCTTGCGTTTCTTCAGATTCGGGAAAGCAGCCATGAGCAGCTCGGCCAACTGGTCAGTGGCATCTGGATTGGCAATCAGATTAGGTAGATCCGCCAGCACGCTGCCTTCCGGGCTCTGCTGAGCAATCGCCATGAGTTGCTCGACAGACAAAGATTGCTCTTTCTGACCAATCTCCTGCTGCCAACTCACATGCACGCCTGCCCAGCCATAGGTCCACAAATACTGGCTCAGCAGCTCCACCTCACGGGTCATGTCCGTGTAGAGCTTCTGGTTCATCACCCAGTCCATGAGGCTGTGCGCCGTCACCGCGGTGTCCAGATTCCTCACGTTAGTCGGAGCCACACGCAGCATGCTCCTCCAGAAGGCCGTGGAAGACACGTCCACCAGCCCGTTCACAACCTCATCCGCCAATGGAATACGCGTGTCGCTCGCACCATCCCAAGGAAACGCCAGTTTTCCGTGAGTTTGCTTATCATTCCATTTCTTACCGTCGTCAGTCTGGCCATCCCAGCGACAGAATCTGGTATTCTCCACCATGTTGACCCGGCTGCTAATACCATAATTCGTAGCAGCTCGCCTCAACTCCATTTTCAGCGCAGTCACGTCAGGCTCGGAGCCGACATGAGCCATTGTATCTCCGGTTTTCTTATAGCTAGTCTCGTATTCCACAACAGCCGTTTGATTGGTTTTAGCTTAAAAAGCAATGCTAATAGCCACCTCCTCCGTAGCTATCCAATCCACCAGCACCCACATGCTCGATTTTTGAGATCAATAGCATGCCCAAACAATCAATCGGATCCTTGCTTGCACCCTTCTGTCCATCACGTCCGGTATGCTCAGACATGCACCAGATCAGATTGTGCAAATCATCGACCACATACAGCTTTGGCTCGTTCATTGCCGTCAGTGGCTTTGTAGCGTCGTAGCTCAAGTCCGAGTTGATCGCCGCAGTCCGCTGGTCTACCGGAACACCCGGGGCTGGTATAAACGCCATGCCATCATCCTGATCGCTAGGCTCGGCCAGTAGGTCAATCAATGTTGTACCACCCTGCTCGCTCAATGCCGGGCTGCCACCCGCTCTAGGGTCAATCAACCGCATTACCGGCTCCCCACGGCCAATCTCCTCCTCGATGGTGCGGAATAACTGACGGTACTCGATTACGCTCCGACCCGCCTCCAACGTCTGCGCCGGACCCGGCTTCCCATCCGCTTTTTCCGATGGCAACGCCCACTCGCCGTATCCGGTGAAGTCCGGGAACTCACGCACCACGACCTTGCGACCATCCTCGTAGACCAGCATCCACAAGCAGTACCAATTACGGCTGCCTGCCGGGTCGCAGACCATGTACAGCGTACCACCATCAGGAATCCTGCTTCTAGGGATGCAGTGCGTCTCGGGCCGGAACCTTGCAAACGCCTTACCAATGTTGTCGCTCGCCCAGCCGTAAGCACGCGTCAGAATCTGCCCCATCGGCGCACCCACCAGCTTGGATTTCATCTCGTCCCACGGATTGTACGGGTTATCCTCAGAGAAGAAGAATACCGTGCTCCGATTCTGCTTCTCCAGCCGCATCACCCTCGGAGCCTTTCCCATAGGCCAAGTGGGTAGACCCTGCTTGCCCTTCAGCATTTGCCCAGAATGCCACTGGGTGATAGCCGCACCCCCAGTAAACTCTTTGTACACCGAAGCCACACCCTCCAGCGGGGTCTGGGTCACCAGCAGTTTACCTCGGCGTGTAACCAACCGATACCTCAGCGTGTCTACCCAGCTCTGCGGAACCAGCTCGTCGCACCAGATCAGGTCCGCCTCCCGACCCTCGATCGTGTTCTCACTCTGCGTGTAGTTCAGAAAGTCACAGCGGGAGCCGTTAGGCAGGATGAAGGACCCGTCGGTGAAGCCATTCTTCCGGCTGTAGTTCAGGTAGTGGATCTTGCCCTTCTTCGTAGCCTTCAAGGCCACCGGTAGGTATTGGTAAATCGCAGGCTGCTGGACCGTGACGCTCGTGGCATTGCTCGTATGACAGCACAACACGTTGCAGTTCTCCTTGCTCAGCAGCGTCTCCACCACCCGCCTAGCCGCCCATAGGGTCTTCCCAGCCCGGTTGCCACCGCTTATCAGCAGCTC